GTTAGAATACCGATTACCTCAGCAAACCCATAGGAGATAGGACATGGCAATAACATCGGCAATTTGTACAAGTTTTAAGCAAGAGCTTTTAGTTGGTACACACAACTTTACAGCTACAACTGGAAACACTTTTAAAATAGCTTTATACACAAGTTCTGCAACTTTAGGTGCTGGTACAACAGCTTTTTCATCATCAAACGAAATTACAAATTCATCAGGAACTGCATATACTTCTGGTGGTGCAACACTTACAAGTGTAACTCCAACAACAGATAGCACAACAGCTGTTTGTGATTTTTCAGATGTTAGTTTTACAGACGCTTCATTTACAGCGAACGGTGCGTTGATATATAACTCATCACAATCAAACAAAGCATGCGCAGTTATTGCTTTTGGTGGTGATAAAACTGTATCAAGCGGAACTTTTACAATTCAATTCCCAACAGCAGACGCTACTAACGCTATCATAAGATTAGCATAAGGGGGTAACGACGGATGTCCGTTACTAGAACCTTCACAGTAACGGTAGTATCTACCGGCTCTGGCAATAAATATTTTATTGATGGAGTTCAAACACCTACCTTAGAATTAGTTGAGGGAGGAACTTTTAGATTTGATGTCTCTGATAGTTCCATGGGTCCTCACCCTTTTAAATTTTCAACAACAAGCAATGGCACACATTCTGGTGGTAGTGAATACACCACAGGTGTGACCACAAGCGGAACAACCGGGCAATCTGGAGCGTATGTACAAATTGAAGTAGCAGATTCTGCTCCAACTTTATATTATTATTGTCAATATCACTCAGGAATGGGTGGACAAGCAAATACACCCACTACTGATTTTTGGGGAGCAGGAAACTGGAGTGCTGGTCTTTGGGGAATAACAGAAGCATTTACATCAGGTTGGGGTGTTGACGCTTGGAATACAGGTGGATCATGGGGTCAAGCTAATGATGAAGTAACTCAATTAACAGGTTTAAGTATCACAGCGTCTCTTGGAACACCGATAGCATCTGCTCAACAAGGTTGGGGTAGAGATGAATGGGGTGAAGAACCATGGGGTGAAAGTTTTGATCCTGTAGTAAAAGTATCAGGAGTATCTGCATCATTATCTATTGGATCTGTTTCTGTTTCAGCACAAATAGCAGCCGGTTGGGGACAAGATGGTTGGGGAGACGAAAATTGGGGTCAGTCAGGATTAACTTTAGAAATAACAGCTCCTGATGCAATGCAATCAAATGTATCAGCGAATGCTTGGAATGATGCTTCATGGGGACAAGGTCAAGGTTGGGGTATATTCTCATTAGAAGTAGCAGATGTAATGGGATTAACTGGTCAAGCAATAACATCTGCTGTACCAAGTCAATTAGATATACCTGAACAAGTTCAAGGATTAGGTATCACTTCTTCTGTCGGTAGTGTAACAACAATACAAGAAATTGTTGGATTAACTGGTCAAGCGATAACATCTAGTGTTGGATCTTTAGCTCCAGCAGATGTAATGGGATTAACAGGTGTTTCATCAACCGCAGGCGTTGGTTCTATAACAACTGGTGCTGTAGAAATAATTACTCCATCTGGAGTTTCAGGAACTGTGTCTGTTGGTAATATAGATCCTATTCCAATGGTCGTAGGATTAACAGGTGTTTCAGCTACGTTCTCTGTTGGTTCAATAACATTATCAGCTAATACAGTAGGATTAACAGGTCAAGAAATAACATCTTCTGTAGCTGCTTTTGGAACGGCTACAGGCTTTGGAATTCAAGCATATCAATCAGTTGACACAGGATCAAATTCAAGCTATTCTGATGTTGCAACTGGATCAAATACAAGTTATAGTGACGCTGCATAGGAGATAAAAAATGGCATCAACATATACGGGACTAGGAGTCGAACTTCAAGCAACTGGTGAAAACGCCGGAACATGGGGTACGAAAACTAATACAAATTTACAACTTTTAGAACAAATTTCAGGTGGATTTACTCAGCAATCAATTGCTGGTGGTGCACAAACTACAGCTCTTTCAGTTTCTGATGGATCAACTGGTGCAGTTCTTGCACACAGAATGATTGAGTTTACAGGTACAATTACAGGAAATCAAATTGTAACCATACCTCTAGACGTTCAAACTTTTTATTTTTTAAGAAATTCAACATCAGGTGCGTACACAGTACAGTTTAAATATGTATCTGGATCTGGAGATTCATTTACATTTACTTCAACAGATAAAGGTGATCAATTAATATTTGCATCAGCTAATGATGGAACTAATCCTGATATTATTACTTTAGCTTTTGGTGATGGAGATGTAACACTTACTGGAACACAGACTTTAACAAATAAAACTTTAACTTCACCTAAAATTGGAACTTCAATTTTAGATACTAATGGAAATCAATTAGCCCTACTTACAGCCACTAGTTCAGCAGTTAATGAATTTACAATAGCAAATGCTGCTACAGGAAACGATCCAACATTATCTGCAACAGGTGATGATTCAAACATTGATATAGCTATCAAGCCAAAAGGATCAGGAGAAACTGTTATTGGATCTGGTGCAGCATCAGCAACACTTACCACAAGTGGTGCTTATGATTTAGTATTAGATACAAACTCAGGAACTAATTCAGGTACAATTACAATTACAGATGGTGCAGATGGAAACATTAATATAGCACCAAATGGAAATGGTGTTGTTCAAGCGGGTGGTACAGCAGTAAAAGTTGCAGGCAAAGAAACTATTTGGGTGCCGGCAGTTGCTATGTATCCAAACACTACAAACGGTTGTGCAGGAATAGCACAAGTAGAATTGTCAAATGGTCCTGAAATTAAAACTTTAGATTTTGATAAAGACTCAGATGAAAATGCACAGTTTGCTGTTGCTTTTCCTAAATCATGGAACGAAGGCACAATAACTTTTCAAGCATATTTTACAGCAGATTCAACAAACACAGGAACTGTATCTTGGGCATTAGCTGGCGTTTCTTGCGCAGATAATGACACTATTAACGTTGCTTTTGGAACAGCGGTTGCACCAACAGCAAAAGCACACAGTGGTACAGCAAACGATTTAGACGTTACAGCAGAAAGTGGAGCAGTTACAATAGCGGGATCTCCTAGTACGGATGAGGAAGTTTATTTCCAAATAACAAGAGACGTATCGGAAGATTCATTAACTGCCGATGCTAAACTATTAGGTGTTAAATTATTCTTCACTACTGATGCTGCTAACGACGCATAATAGGAGGGATAAGTGAAAGAATACAAAATAGAAGTTATTGATTCAGCAACTGGAAAAAATAAAAAGAAAAGAAACACAAAACCCAAAACAAGAAGCTTTGGTTATCAAGTTTTAGGTTTTGGAAGCGGAGGTGTTCTCCCTGCTATCGTAGATTATTTAGTTGTCGCGGGAGGCGGCGGAGGATCTTCAGGTGGAGCAGGAGCTGGAGGGTATAGAACTTCCTTTCCAGGCGGAACAAGTTTTACACTTGAAGGAGGAACTCCTTATCCAGTAACTGTAGGATCCGGTGTTACCAATAGTACACAAAGAGCTGGAGATTCAAATGCAACTGGCGATTTTTCAATTTCATCAACTGGCGGAGGATCAGGTGGTCCTCAAAGTGCTTTTCCAACTAACCCGCCACCATGGGGTAATCAAACTGGATATCCAGGTGGATCGGGCGGAGGTGCTGCCACAGGAAATCCTCAATCAGGAGGAGGAAGCGGAAACGCTGGAGGTTATGATCCACCAGAAGGAAAAAATGGCGGACAAAATTATCCATTACAACCTGGTGGAGGCGGTGGTGGAGGAGCTTCACAAAGTGGTTCTCCTGGCCCTGCTTTAACTCCTAATGGTGGTAAAGGCGGAGATGGCTCGGCTAATTCTATTACGGGAAGTCCTGTAACTTATGCAGGAGGCGGAGGTGCTTCTAGTGGAAGTAATAACGTTAATGGAGCTGGTGGAGGTCCAACAGGAATTGGTGGGGGAGGAAATGGTGCCACGGGAGGAGGCGGCAGAGTTATTTTAAGAGGACCAAACGCATATAGTTATGCATTATCACCACCATCAAATACACAAGCAAATGATGGGACTGATGTTGTTATGACTTTTACAGTAACAGGAACGGTAACACCGAGTTAATAATTATGGCTACTTTTGCAGAATTAGATTCTAATAATATTGTTTTAAGAGTTGTTAAAGCTGATGACAACGATGTTGCAAACAATGGGGGAGAATATTCTGATCAAGCTGCTGAGCATTTTAAAACTGTGCTACCTTTGTCTGAAAATGGAGTAAAATGGATTCAATGTTCCTGTAACACTTCAGGAAATACTCACCTTTTTGGTGGAACACCTAAAAGAAAAAATTCTCCTGGTCCAGGTGATACATATGATCCTGTAAACGATGGTTTTAGACAAACTAGAAAACCTTTTGAATCATGGATTTTAAATCCTGACACATTTTTGTGGGAAGCCCCTGTGGCTAAACCGTCTGAAGAAAACCGTCAAGTTAATTGGAATGAAGAGTTACAAGTTTGGTATGGAATTAAATATTTAGAAAATCCTGTGGATGAAAATGATGTTCAACCAGTAGAACATTGGAACCCTGATACTAATAGTTGGGATTCTTATGGAACTTATACTGCAGCCTCTGACACAATTACACCAAATTAAAAATTGAAAACAATAAAAACAAAGAAAGACTTTTTAAAGAAAGAAACATTTTTAAAATTAAAAGATATTATTGTGTTAAGTGATAACACATTTCCTTTTTATTTTAATAATACTATTTCTACAATGAAGTTTAAATCAAATAATGATTTTTATTTTACACATACCGTTTACAAAGATTATAGACCTTACAGTGACTTGTTTGAAATATTTAAACCAGTATTACAACAATTAAATGTAAAATCTTTAATAAGAATTAAAATAAATTTATATACAAGAACTGAAAAAATACATTATCATGACGTTCATAAAGATTATCCTTTTGATCATAATGGTTGCATACTAGCTTTAAATACATGTGATGGTGGAACACAGATTAATAAAAAATTATATAGGTATGAGGAAAATCAAGCATTGTTTTTTAATCCAAGCATACCACACTGCAGCACAACGTGCACAAACGCTCAGGCTAGGTTTAATATTAATTTTAATTATTTTTAATATTGATTTATTATTTAATTTGTGATAATTGTTTTTTTAAAAAAGAAATACTTTAAATGAATTTAAAATATTGTTATTGGAGATGGGAAGGTGCTTTATCTTCACAGACGTGTGATAAAATAATTGATGCAGGGTTATCAAAAAGATCTGAAACTGCTCAAACATCTTTAGATGGTAGTAAAAAAGTTTTAGCTACAAACGATGTTAAGAAACTTTTAAAAATTAGAAATTCCAATGTAGTTTTTTTAAATAATCAATGGATTTTTGATATTATACATTCTTATTTACATCAAGCTAATAAAAATGCAGAATGGAATTTTCAATATGATTTTACAGAAAGCATGCAGTTTACCATTTATGGCAAGAAACAACACTACACTTGGCATAATGATTGTTTTCCTGACCCTTATTCTTTAGATCATCCTTTTAAAACTTATAGAGGTAAGATAAGAAAAATATCTTGTGTGGTTCAATTAAGTGATCCAAAAAAATTTAAAGGAGGAGAACTAGAATTAGATTTTGGAAGGAAAGGCAACAAAAATACTTCATCAATAAAAGTAGACAAACCATTTAATACAAAAAGAGGATCTATTATTTTTTTTCCTTCTTTTGTTTGGCACAGAGTTAAGCCAGTGACAAAAGGAACTAGGTATTCTTTAGTATGTTGGACAATAGGTAATCCATTTGTCTAGTTTTTTTAAAAAAAATAAATATTGCATTATAGAAAAAGCAATTTCATTAGAAATGGCAAATTTTATTCATGACTATATATGTTTAAAAAAGAAAGTAGCAAAAAAACTTTTCGAATACAATTATATTAGTTTAAACGAAACAACTTGGGGAACTTGGTTAGATGCTCAAGTTCCAAATACATATTCTCATTATTCAGATTTAGTTATGGAAACTTTGTTAGAAAAAGTTTTACCTCAAATGCAAAAACATACAGGATTAAAATTAGTTTCAACTTATTCTTACACTAGGGTATATAAAAAAGGAGATGTTTTAAAAAGACACAAAGACAGACCATCGTGTGAGATATCAACTACTATGAATTTAGGTGGAGATAAATGGCCTATTTATTTAAGTCCTAATGAAAATGTGGGTTTTCCAAATGAACAAAAAGGCATCACTACTGAAAGCAAAGCTAAAGGGGTTAAGGTAGATTTAAAACCGGGTGATATGCTAGTTTATTCTGGATGTGAATTAGAACACTGGAGAAAAAAATTTACTGGTAACTATTGCGCACAAGTTTTTTTGCATTATAATAGAAAACAATCAAAAAATAAAAATGAATTTGATGGAAGACCTTTTTTAGGTTTACCATCATTTTTTAAAAGGAGAAAGTGATGGATGAAATAAAAATATTAAAAGAAGAAATACATAGATTAAAAGAACTAGTTGAGATGGAACGTAAGGTAAAAGAATGTGAGGTCCTTTTAAACAAAGAGTTTAGACTCAATGTTAATAGGTTACAGACCGAAAAAAATACTTTATTAAAAAACAATAAAGAATATTTAGATCGAATTAGTCAACTAGAACTTTTATTAGAAGAGGTTAGGTTAAAATGATTACAGATATTTTTAAAACTTCTTTATACAATGTGCAAATAAAAAAAGAAAAATATGTAAAATATTTTTTAAACATTTTAAAAAAAGAAAAGAAAACAAATAAAAAAGGTGTTTTAATAAGCAATAAGGGAGGGTACCAAACATTTAATTTTCGTGGTATGAACAATAAGGAAGTTAATAGAGAGGTTTTTTTAAAACCTGCCCATGATTTTTGTAGTAAATTAAACCCAAGAGAAAATACATCTTTTAAAATATATACTCACTCTTGGTGGATAAACGAAAACAATTTTGGTGACTATAATGAATTACATAATCATTATATTAATGAAGACCATTTAGTTTTAACCGGTATATATTATTTAGAAACCCCAAAAGAAAGTGGTGATTTAATTTTTCAAAACCAAGATTTTAATAAATTTAATGACAGTAATTTTAAATTATTTAAGGATGCAAACTTTCATGCTAGATATGTTTGGAAACCAAAAAAATATGATTTACTTTTATTTAGCCCTAGTCAATTTCATATGGTAGAACCCAATAGATCAAAAAAATCAAGAATTAGTGTTGCATTTAATATTGGTCTTTTAAATGTCTAGATTGCCTATATTTGTATTAAATAATTTTTACAGACCAACAAAAAAAGAAAAGGAAAGTTTAATTAAACAAATAGAGAAACCAAAAAATAAATTTAATGATAATGATTTTGGTGCTCACAATGTTGAATTTAAAAATAATAAATTTAATAAAAAAATGTATTTAAAATTTTTAAAAGTTTGTAAACAAATATTACAACCTTTTACTTTGCATAAAAATAATAATACAAAGTCTTTTGTGTATTGTATAAATAAATTTGATCATAATCACGTTTGGCACAACCACAGTAAAACATGCACAATTAATTCTGTCTATTATTTAAAGGTTCCTAAAACAAAAGGCAACCAATTAGAAATGGAATGCAACGGCAACCGCTTTGATTTTTTTCCTAAAGAAAATGATTTTATAATATTTCCTAGTTATATTAATCATGCTCCTAAAAAACCCGAAAGTGATGAGTACAGGATCTCAATAAATTTTGAACTTTTGTGTAATGAACCAGCAGAAAAAATTTTTATATGAACATGTTTGAGGACAGTAAATTTTTAACAGAAGATGTTTTAACACATAAGCTACCAAAAGAGTTGTTTAAAGAACTAACAGTTTTTTTAAAATCAGCTAACAAAAAAAGAAAATCAAAATATGGTTTTTTAGTGTCTCATGATAATCATGGTAAAAATTCTTATCAAATTAGTGTAGATTCTTATTTATTTGAAAAGTCATTAATGTTTGGGTACTTAATAAAATTAGGTGAATATTATTACAATAATAAATCATCAGAAAAAATTACAACCAAACATAGAAAGATAAGACTTAGAAGAAATGTTGATCATTACGATCACTATGATTTTTGGATTAATTTTTCTAAAAAAAATTCTTATAACGAAACACACACTCACGCTGGTATTTTATCTGGAGTTATATATTATACTGATTGTTTTAATTGCCCTACCGAATTTCATAATTTAAATTTTTATGGTAAATCAAAAGATGTTTTAATATTTCCATCAGATACAAAACATGGGGTAAAAAAACAAAATACAAATAAAACAAGAATTACATTTGCTTTTAACTTATATGCAGTCTGAAATAGATAACAAACAATTAAAAAATATTTTACAAGCTTTAGAGGATGTAAAAGTTGTTCTTACAGAACAAGAGCTTTTAAATTTATTAAAAATAAGAAAAAGATGGCCAAAATTTTATCCTGTTTCTAATACCCCTTCAATTGAAGTTATAAACATTACAGGACTAAAATCTTCAGCTTTTTTTTCAGAGGATGGGTATTTAGACTATAATAAATGGTTTGAGTATTACCAATTAGGGTACACTACAATAATATCAAACGTTTTAGATTTAACAGAAGATTTAAGAAATTTTTCAAAAGTATTAATGAAAGAAATAGGTTTTATTCCTCACTCTAATTTTTATTTTAGCAGACCTGGTAAAAGAGCGAGTTTTCCTTCTCACAGTCATCCGTACGATGTTTTTGTAAAACAAATTTATGGAACCTCGGATTGGATTATTAATGGTGAAAAAATAAGACTTTTTTCTCAAAAAACTCTTGTTTCTCCAAAAAACATGTTACATGAAGTGGTAACTAAGAAAAACAAGAAACTATCATTGACCATGAACATAGACAGTTTTGGTCAATACTGATAGAATAAATGCACTACAAAAATGTAAAAAATCTTATATAGTGGTAAATTATGCTACAAAAAATAGGTTTTCAGCCAGGTATCAACAAACAGGTATCACAAACTACAGCAGAGGGACAGTGGGTAGATTGTGATAATGTTAGATTTAGATATGGATCACCAGAAAAAATAGGTGGTTGGAATCAATTAGGCAATGTTAATGAAAACGAATTAACTGGTGCAGGCCGTGGACTTCATCACTATGTTAATAGTCTAGGTAGAAGGTACGCAATCATAGGAACAAACAGAATTTTATACGCATATTCAGGTGGTGTGTTTTATGACATACATCCTATTAAATCTACAACAACGCTTACGAGTGCATTTACCACGACTAACGGATCACCGACCGTTACAATAACTTTCTCATCTGGTCATGGTATTAACCCTCAAGATATAATTTTATTAGATAATTTTACTACAATCACAGGATCTAACTTTGGAGCTAGTGATTTTGATAATAAAAAATTTATGGTGACATCTGTCCCAACGACTACAACTATTACAATCACTATGCCATCAAACGAAACTGGATCTGGCGCAACTACATCTGGTGGTATTAGAGTTCAACACTACTATACTGTGGGTTCAGCCGTACAAGAAAAAGGTTTTGGTTGGGGACTAGGGTCTTGGGGTGGAGAGGCATCATCTGCTGTAACCACAACTTTGAATGGTGCTTTAGGTGATAATGCATTTGGAACAGGTGGTTCTGGGACATCTATTGTTTTAGCAGACGCTACACAATTTCCTAGCACAGGCACAAACTTTATAAAAGTAGGAACAGAAGAAATATCTTATACAGGAGTTACAGGTGGAACTACATTAACAGGTATCACAAGAGCGGTTAGAGGAACAACAAGAGCTGCACATAGTGATGGTGCAACTGTAACTAATACAACAGACTTTGTTGCGTGGGGTGAAGCAGCATCAGGTGACTTAGTATTAGAACCTGGTATGTGGTCACTAGATAATTTTGGTGACAAAGCTATTTGTTTAAT